GAATGGATGGTGGAGAAGAATGGCACGCTGTCGAAAAAATCCAGACTGGGCGAAGCGTTCAGCTATGTACTGAATCAGTGGGACGCCCTCTGTTATTACAGTGATGACGGTCTGGCGGAGGTGGACAATAACACAGCGGAAAGAGCGCTTCGTGCAGTCTGTCTCGGAAAGAAAAATTACGTGTTCTTCGGTAGCGATCACGGCGGCGAGCGTGGAGCACTGCTGTACGGGCTGATCGGCACCTGCCGACTGAACGGTATCGATCCGGAAGCGTATCTGCGCCATATTCTGAGCGTACTGCCGGAATGGCCCTCCAACCGTGTTGACGAACTCCTGCCATGGAACGTAGTACTCACCAATAAATAAGCGTCAATACGGTGCTCCGTTGACGCTTACATATTTTCTGAAATAACTCTGCATTATTCACTGTTCGACTCCTGCGGCGTTCTGGTAGTGGCATCCAGTGTGTGACATTGCTAATCAGACCATATTCATTAGTTTGAGGATGGTTGCCGTTATCGTCTCCGTATTTAAGACTCTCCATAAAGCCATAATGCCTATCACCATTAACGCTCACAAAGCCGTAATAAGCAGGTATAACGCCGATCTCACACATAACCAGTAAAGGAAAACTAGTTCTCCAATTTAGCTCGCCAATTACAGGCATTCGCTCACTACAGCTTATCCAACCATCCTTAGATGCGGCTGTATTGGCATAGGCCTTACGGTGCTTCTGTAGCTCTGCTGCAATCGCTCTCACGACTTCAACTGGTGCCCTTGCAGCAAACTCAATGTTGGTGATCAGCTCATTAAGATATTTCTCGCTTGGGTAGCATTTCTTATTGTTAACGGTGGTCATTAGGCAGCTCTCTCAACAACAAGCAATTCGTCGTAGTCATAATCAGTTTCGGAACCATCCGTACCGAACAGAGTCACTTTGTCATTTTCCATCCAAAAAGATTTAACCGCACATTGTTGACCTTTAGATGTTATGAGCACATCACCAGGGATTACGTCTTCAGCGCGAACCTCTAGTGTTCTCATCGTGCTGCCCCCTCTTTGGTGAAAATGCCTGCTGCAATGCTGTTTATGATGCTGTCAGTGCATGGAGTAGAAAGCTGGGCATCTCCAGCAATTTTCATGACCTCAACATCCGCATATCGAATACCGAGGTGTATCAGACCGGCTATACCTGACTTAAGTCGAACATTTTCCATAAACAGATCTTTTTCCCGCTGTTTAGCGGCTTCCAACTCCATCGACAATTTTTCCAACTGCTCTTTATGCTTCTTGTATTCCTGATACGCGTGCCAAGACTGACCTTTGCGCACACTATCAGTGATATCAGCAACCTGCTCTGGTGTTAGCGTGGTCAGTGGCTGTGCTGGAAAAATCATCACTTGCCCGGCATCCCAATCAAAACCCGCCTGAATTGACTGAACCTCAACTGATGGTGTTGAACCGATGCGACCAGGCGAATGAACAACGATCGTTACATCCATATCGCGACGATGGCTGTGGTTGTTGGACAAAATACGATTCACCAACTCAGAAAATTTGGAAAATTTCATGCTGATCCCTCTTTCTCTCCCCGGATAATTCTGTTGCACACATCCACACACTCGTCGCAGATGAAAACGGCGTCCCCAGCAATTAACTTTTTGACGGCGTACTGGGATTTGTTGCAGAAGCTGCAACAAAGTGTTCGCCTGACTGATAAGGATGGAGCGCCAGATGTCAGCCGCTCCATATCGTTCTTGCGACGCAATATCACACGGCTGAACTCAACCAGTTTCTCCGGGGATATATCCTCCTCCGTAGCGAGCGTCTCTAGTCGTTCGAGTATGTTGAAGGCTTTTTCTTGGGTAATAGCAGAGTGCGATGTGGTCATTTTCTTTCACCTTCAATGTTCGTGGCGCTGGCAAGATTGTCCTTGCGAAGAAGAGCGGCTATGCGCTTACTTCCATCCGAGATAACGCCCTCGTAATACTCACGCTGCTCGTTGAGTTTTGATTTTGCCAACTCCAGTTGTTTTGTTAGTTCCGCAATACGGCAAACATCGTTGATACGCGTTTCCTCTAATGCGTTGATCTCATCCAGTAGTGCCAGCACGGTAGCTGGACTGGCTGCGGCGATGAATTCAGCATTGGCCTGCTGTTCCATCTGGAAATCTTCATCGAAACCGCTTTCAGGATGCGCTCCTTCAATTCTGCAAATAGGAATATATCCAGCAACTTCACGATGAATTAGCGCATCATCACCATCAAATCGGCTCTCTCCATATTCGAGCGACCACTTACCACACGTTGCTTTCTCTGCCTTTTCACGCAGTGCCTGATAGTCAATCTTGCTCACTGGATGACTCCTTTACGAAGCTGTTCAGCAATACTTACGCATATCTCTGCGCCTCTAATCAGCCCCGGAACGTTCTTGTTTGGCCCAACTTCACCATCAACAAAATCAATCATCGCGTTACGAGCCATATCCACGCCCTGCGCACGTACTTCAGCCAGAAAAGTATCGGTGGCTGGAGTCTCCGTTAATTCGCTAACCCAATTATCTCCGTGTTCCTCGGCACACATCGCATCGAATGCTCGCTCAGATTCTTTCAGGGCTGCATTCTCCGCCGCTAATGCGTCTCTTTGCGCCCGCAACTTCTCAATTTCGGCAGCCATGTAGTAACCAACCATAGCGAAGACGGCAAAAGAGTTGTCTGCCTCATCAGGCGACACTGAGGCCATTAGCAGGCCATCGTAAAAATCGTGACTCCCATTGGTGATCGCCACCGCATAGGAGTCGTGGTTCTCGCGCTTGTGAATGAGAACTACGGGATTTTCGATTTTGTTACTCATGTGTTTTTCTCTTCTTTGCTGTTACATAAGCACTACCAAGTGCTGGTTTATTTTCACAAATAAGAAAAGGTAGAAAACAATTTATTTAAGGCCATAACTTATGGCCTTTATTTATTCATGCAGAAGGATTTGTAGCGCCTAATTGTCGGATAAAATGGGTTGAGGTGCTTGCCAGTAAGCTCCACCGTCCCATGTGAACCCCATGCGAATAAGAGTGTTTATTGCGGCTTTGGTAGACTCTGATTCGACGCTGACTTTTCGAAACTCTTGAACCTCTTTCGCCAACTTGTATGTAATTGTGCAGGGGACGATTGCAGCCCAGCCTTTCTCATGACTGTTAATGACCATCTGGATGTGACCATCCAGAATAGGTTGATCAGGCATGTTATTGAAAACGTCTGCCTGTTTTTGAATGTGAAGAAAAAGCCTTGCCAGCGCCATTTGCTCACTACGAGACAAGGGATTATCAAGAGGACTTTTTGCAAAAGCTGCTATACGCTGTGCATCAATGCCAAACATCAGCGCACCTCACCATCTTTATGGCTGGAGTTAACTTCCGCCATTAAATGTCTGACGTAATCGACAAGAGAGCCACCTGGTGGAATCTGGCATTCCTCAACTAACTGGAAGTAGATATCCGCTGCATTACGTGTATTACTACCCGCGCATATTCTTTCTTCCCGAAGTGCATGAAGCTCGTTGATCAAACGGTCACACTCTCCGTTACGCTGATCCACAACGGCCTCAAGCTCTGCGACGCGTTCACCTGGCGTCTTACCTTCTTTGCGTTGGATGGTAACGACGAAATCGCCAATTGCAGGGACGTTGTAATCCAGCTCAAGGTAGTTTTTGGCACCGCTGCGGACGAACTCACCCGCGAACATGGTGGCGAACATCGCAGAGGCCACTTCGCCGTTGAAAAGTGACTCCAGATCTAACGGAGTCCCGGCAGCAAGAGCCTCTTTTGCTGTATCCATTGCATCCATGAACCGATCAAACTCACTAGCGCGCTTTTCCAGGTCTTTCCATTGCTCGCTCCAACGTTTGGCAACGAAGTCTATGAATGTTTTCGCGGATTCATCAAAATTCCCCTCAAACTTAACGATGCCTTTATCAATAATGATCTGGCCTACCGCATCCTCTGCATAACCTTTCAATGTAAACTTGAAAGGAAAATCGGAATGGCCTGTGACGTTAAAATGCTCTAACTGGAGGTTGCTCATGTGTTTTTCTCTTATCGTTTAGTAACTACATTCTTACATAAATTAAGTAAGTATTTACCTATCATTTAACGCGTTTGAAAACGTATACGCTGACTGTGATCCCTGTGTCTTCAAACTCGTTGGTAAACGACTTCCCTCTGGCATAAACGTAATTATCCATCGTCATCCAGTCCAGTATTGGCGCAGTGCCCGGCAATACTGCTACAAGACGCCCGCCGACTTTCAGATGCCCCAGCGCAGCCAGCGTGTGCTCTCTATGACGACCAAGCGAGTACGGCGGGTTCATAACGATTTTGTCGAACTGATAACCTGCGTTGTCCTCAGACCACTTTATGAAGTCGCAGCAAATCGTGTTCGTATACCCTTTTCCACGCAGGATATCAGCGAAGAGAGGTGCGATTTCTATGCAGGTAACATCTTCCAGATCGGCGTTTATATAGGCCAGAAGATCCCCACGTCCGGCTTGAGGCTCCAACAGCTTCTCACCAGGCTTCAATTCAGTGGCTCTTGCAACGTACTCAGCAATCAAGCGTGGGGTAGGGTAGAACTGGTGTGATTTTGTATCCGGTATTAAACCGGTAGCCACAATCGTATTTAGCGTATGGCCGATGTCATACGGGAACTGCCAGTGCTTTTTCTCCTGCACGCCGCCAATGAAGCTCAGTGTGCGCTCAAGCTCTTCCACCTGCGACTTCTGGAGAGCTGAATCAGAGAAGTACCATACGCCTTTGTCTTTGCTCAATCGCCCGTCACGAAGCGCAGTGCGAACCGGCACGGAGATCGTCTTCTGGATTAACCCGAACTGCTTTGGTGCCCGTGTTTTTGGCGCAGTTCGGCATGGCGCGGGGATTGCAGCAGGCATACTGTAAGCCAGCACCTCATTCAACTTCCAGGCCACGTCAGGATGTATTTCAAAGTGAACGTTGCCGTTCTTGAACATCTTCACGCGCATCAGATTTCCATCGACGTTCATCCAGTCACCGGTCTGGCAGTCGTTTGCCCGATACGCAGCTGATAGCACCTCAGCAGTGCGGTTGATGGTAATAAATTCTTTGTGCGCGAAGAAATGAAGCAAGACACGCAGATCGTCGATGTAGTCCTCTTTGCGATAGTTCACGCTAACGCTGTCCCGCCAGAAATCAGAAATGCAGTCAGCGATTATCAGACGCTCGCTGAAACCGTTTGTCTTATTTGTCTTGTGCGCAGGACTCAGCGCCTTAAACAAGCCATACACGCGCTCAGAGAGATATTTGTGCCTGTCATTCAGCAAATTAAGCATCGTGGGTATGACCGTTTCTGCTTTGAACTCCGGTACACCAACGAACTCTTTAACCTTCATCTGGCAGCCGGTTCTGTCAGTTTTGATGACTTCCTGTTTGCCCTCTATAAACTGCTCGCGCCACTCATCTCGACGGGAAGCTGGCATGATCAGCAAAACGTTAGTCATGTCCGTGACCTTCCTCCAGTACTCGGCCCAAATATTCTGTTTCACCCATTCCAGATCGACTTTATCCAACCAACCTCGATTTAAACGCGAGCGATCTTCATCTGGTCGATGGTTTAGTCTCAGCAGGCGATTAATCATGTTGTGGCGTTCGTCGCCATAAACGAAGTCGTGTACCTGATACATGAAGGCGATCTCTTTCTCGCACTCGGCCACGATTTCGTGGATGACATTCATTTCCTGACGATAGTCGATAGCCGTGTTTGAGCTGGCATCGTCGATGATGGAAAGGGCTGTATTCATAATTACACCATTAAATAATTTGTTTTCTGATTGGTGTAATTATCGCAAACTTAAAAAGGCATAAAAGCTGCATTCATAGGCGTTACAGCAGATTTAAGGCGTAAAAATGGGGGCTTTCGCCCCCTGTCGACTGGTGCAGTATTAGAGTGCGTATTGCGTTTTGTGCGGTTGCTTATTCAAGTCGTGGCGATGCGTAAGCTCCCGCATCATGTCTTCAAGCCGACTTTTCGTATCATCAAGCTGGTCGGCCATTGCTCCCAAAAGCTGGCGAACGGCCATTGGATCGTCACTGTTTAGTGATGGCATTTTATATCCCGCTTTAGAAGACATAAGATTGATTGCAGACATCAACATCGTTAGAGAAGACTTAAGTCCGGCAATTTCACGATCTTTGCTGGCAATAATCGTCTCACTATTGTTACCGTCATGGGTTCCTTGAGTCTCGCTCACCATATCCAAAGTCGCCTGCAACTTATTAGCGCGCTCTTTTTCGGCAAGATAATGAACACCGAAATGGTGTGCCAAAGCTACAACCTGAGTTGGCTCTTCAAAGGTGGAATTAAAATTAAGTACTGTAAACAGTCTCTCAAATATAGAAACGTCTTCTGTTCCCCGAACAATGCCTAACATTTTGACAAGTTCATTAGCATCCATTTCTTCGAATAGGGCGTTTTGTTCATCAGCTATTGCTTTGCATTTCTCGCACATGTGTTTTCCTTAATGCTTAAACAAGTTGTTTTCTTATTGGCTTTATTGTGATGTGGCATAAAAGGGGAGCAAGCTAAACGTAAAGGTGCAAACTCTCTATTTCGGTCAACGAAACACAAGGGCCAAATGGCCCTTGTCATTAACACTTTGCTTTACGAACTAACGGATAAGCGAAGTAGATCGCCAAACCAATGAGGACGCCATCAGAAATGACAGACATCATCTTTCCCGTAAAATCCACCAACACCGCCATCACCAGAAGAGCAATGACGATCACAAGCCGGAATCTCTCAAGCATTAGAGATAAGCATCCAGTGACAACTGAAGCGCCTGGGCGATCTTTTTCAGTGCCTGCTCTTCTTGTTCACCAATGCCGTCCTGATCGGCAATATCAAGGCACAGACACAGAACATCGACCGCCTCTGGAGTACCCGCAATATCAGACAGCTCACGAATAGCCTGTGCATTAGCAGAACGAGGGGACGCTTCGTAACGAGCACGGATATTGGCGCTCATTTGGGCAATTTCACCAGCAAACGGAGAAAACGCAGGCAGAGCTGCAATTGTCTTCTCAAGAATGGCAATTTCTTTTGCGTCACATGTGCCGTCGGCATAGGAGATCATGTACGCGCCCCACACGGTGGCCTCAACCGCATCACGGTTCTCCATTTTTTTGACTTCGATAACAGCTTTACGAGTTTTCTTTTTGAAGAAACCTAACATGTGTTTTCCTTTTATTATTTGTCAAAACAAGTTGTTTTCTAATTACATAAATTGCTTACGCAAAGATGGTCAATGCATATGCACTAACAGCCGTCAGAAATAACCAAGTACCGAACCGACTGGAAAAACAAAAATCCCAACTACACGAGCCAAGGTCATGCCAGCCTGAAACTGGAGATCGCCAGAGCAAACAAGTTTTATAATGTTCGATACCCAACCGGCGGCCATGAGGGCAAGAATTGCCAGCCAAATTTTTCCAAAGTGATTTGAAAACCAGTTCATACAACCGCCTTAGTCACAGCATGATCCTGAGTAACCGGATGAACTTGAGGTATCGCATCCACCGTCATCCCATCCAGAGTGACAGGACGCTCTACTGGAGTGGTGGTAATTGTCGTCGACGGAGGTGTGGTGATGGATGAACCCGGCATCAAAAGGCTCTGGCCGGCTGGAACGGCTACCGTCGCCAGTGAAACTATAATGAGAACGTAGGCCATTGGTTTCAGCCTCTTTCTTTGAAAATTTTCCATTCGAACTGTCCTTGTTGTTTTTCTCCTTCACTAAAGGCCGTGTACTTTTCGCTTCGCGTGAAGAACCAGAGGCAACAATCGCCCCCACGTTCGCAACAACTGACGCTTGATTATCTAAACGTTCATTCAGCAACCGAACGGTAGTCTCTAGTTCATCAAGACGTGACATAACACGACCGCTAAATAATTCGGCCAAAATTTGACGTAAAGAACGAGGACGTTTAGTTACAGAAGTGAAATAGGTTTGACGTGCCATGTGGACTCCATCCAGTGTCAGAAAGAGTTGCGGCTGGCGATTGCCAGCCGCCTTTCTCGTTCCATCCTGGAACTGTGTCTTACCGACACATTGTCATCCTGACGCCGATAAGATACATGATTTAAAATGATAGGTAAACACTTACTTACTATTTGTTATAAACAAAACCAATATCTTTCTTGTGAGGCATATCTGCTGCTGAAAAAGCTGCGATCTTCGCGAGTCGATCACATATTTCATTTTCACGATGCCCGGCGTGACCTTTAACCCACTTCCAGCGAACATTATGTCGACTTGCGGCCTCATCCAGACGCTTCCACAGATCAACATTCTTTACCGGTTTTTTGTCAGAAGTCATCCATCCATTGCGTTTCCACCATTTCATCCACTGTGTCATGCCGTTTTTCAGATACTGGCTATCAGAGTGCAAAATAACGTTGCATGGATATTTCAAACGCTCCAGCCCGATAAGTGCCCCCATCATCTCCATGCGGTTATTGGTGGTGCTATGAAAACCATCTGAGAACTCGCGTTCCTCACCACGATACTGGAGAACGATACCGTAACCGCCCGGGCCACCCGGATTTTTAAGGCAAGAGCCATCACTAAAGATTTTCACGGTTTTAAGCTGGGGATTGAACTCTACGACAGGCGTTGTGGGATTGGTGCGGGGAGAATTTTTGTTTTTGTCTTTTTTGCGAGTTTTTGCTTGCGATCGGGCTGGTGTCTTCGTCGTCATATAAACTCCTGAATCAAGCGCCGCGCCGATTTTTCCTCGCGCGTGCGCACACGCGTGCGTGTTAATAATTATTAAAATAAACAAATTACTTCCCAGAACAGGTTTTTATAAACCTGAACTGAACGAACGAAGTGAGTGAAGTTCACCTCGAACGAAGTGAGAGGTTGTCTTTTCAGGTAATACTCTCCCAGGGAGGTGAGTATAAAAATCTCTCACCAACCTGGTCGTTTCATAACCTGAAAAGTTATGGTCTAAGTCTACTGCCAGCTTAGACTTGGGAAGTTATGGATGACAGCACCCCAGAACCGAGATCTTCCCACACTTTATGAAGGGGAGTACTGGATTCAACCTCTCGAAACACCCCAGACTCGACAATCATAAAGTGACCCTTGTCTCTGCTCACTTTGGTTCCCCCTTCCCCGACACCTAAACGGCACCAGTTCTACGCTGGTAGTGAGCTTTTTTAAACCTGACGCCAGTGACGCTTACCCCCACCCATCAGGTCGAGTCTCCAGTCTACGACTGGAAACTATCAGATCTTAGCACTTACAATTCACTTTATGAATAGTTTGTACTTATCTATCATTGTGATTGATTATTTTCTCTACCATGTAGTTGAACATTCAAGGCAAACACCTCATTGATCAACTCACCTAAAAGCTGTTCAACAAGTTCGCGATGCTCGCCAAGATGCAAGCACTTAATTGCCCATTCGTACAAGTTGAAAGCCTGCTCACGATCTTTCATCATTTCACGAGCCTGGGCCAGAAAATCGCTCTCTACGAGCGCAACGACATTAGTCGGGTATGACATGTTGGTTTCCTTAAAGTGGTTCATAAAATCGATTTTAAAGCGTCTGGGAAGGGGTTCTAGTGGATTCTGTAGTGATGTTCAGGTCTGGAGTCTCTGATACAAAACAGCCTGCTTCCGTATATTAATAATTAATATGTGGTTATTTATATATACAGAAGCAGGCTAATTACAGACGCCAGAACAAACTAAGCAGCCTTCTTTGATGGTCTTTTTTTCCTGATCACATTCGCAGGATCATACCCTCCCAGACTTTTCATGACGTCCAAAGGGATCTTGCTTATAGAGTGCCCAGCGTCCTGACAGAATCCTCGAAAAACAACGAGCATACTGCCACCTGGGTTGATGTTTACTTCTACCTGACCCAGATTTACGTCAGGCTCGACAAACGCTACGCGGCCACCAGACAGAATAATCGTCTCATTCGCACACTCTGTTGCACGCTCATACCACTTTGTATCTAGGGATTGAGGAATTAGCATCACTGTTGTAACTCCGCGAGCCTGCTCACGTATAGCCGCATCAATCCAGGGGTAGATTTTGGAGTAGGGTGGATTGAGGAAGGCAATTGTACCTGGCTGTCCCCATTCAGATTTCAAAGCATCACGCTCAACGCCTATGAAATTAGGCAGCTTTGCATTGTCCTTGTTGCAGGCAACGTCAACATCAAATGTCACTCCAAGATAACGTTGAATGGCAGAAAACAGCCAGTCAGGTGTTCTCCAGAGGTCACGAAGAGAGTTGTCGCGCTTTCGCTGTTTGATTTTTTCGGCTGCAATCATCTTCTTTCTCGATAGGTAAGTATATACCTATTTTTGCATTTGATTTTATGTCTGGCAATCAAATAAAACGCGCCAGAAATGCAAACGAGAAGCTCTCTGGCGCGTTTTTGTGGTGCTGGGTATGTGATTGGCTTACCCAGTACTATAAAGCTCTCTATGGGCTTTATTTTAAGTAGGGGAACGTCATCCAATAGTGTACTCCGCGACAAACTTCTTAACGATCGGTGATTCTTCGTTCAATGTTAGATTTCCACCGTCTCTAACGGCAATTCCTGTCGCTGGAAATACAGCCATCATTTGCCCAGCCTGAGTTGACGCAGTGTTAAGCGGATACGGTTTTTCTGGATTGCTCATTAAAGCAATCTTAATACTATTACTTGTAGCCTTCTTTTCTGTGAGAAGGTGTCTCATGGAAATTACCGTGTAAACACTAATATCTGGACCTCCGCTAAACCAATTAAGAAGGTTTAATATCTTATCCTTTGCTTTGACAGGCGCGTTATCGTAAGCGTCTAAGAAAATATCTTTTTCTAAGCCCGCTTTATTGAAAAACGAATCATCTTTATCACTTAAAGTAAAACGAGGACCTCTTGCAGTACGAGCTTTTTTATTTGTATTGCTATCATTTGACTGTTGAACTTTTAATTCATCATTAACCTCAACACACTCTTCAACCTCAATAAATCCCAATTGTTCTGGCTCGTTTTCGGCAGCTTCAACACTTTCAGCGTTAATTACGTTTATAGGCTCATGCGCTAACTCCAACTCATTTAAAGTAGAGCTGAAATCACCTGCTTTTTCTTCATTGAACAGTTCTTCGGCAACATCATCAGAACTCATGGCTACGCCAGCATCTAGGCCGAGCAGCAGATCGTCAATATCATCAGTATTTTCAACCTGTGCAGCTTTTTTTACTGGTTCATCAAGTGATTGCAACATGGCTGTCAGCTCGTCCAGATCATCATTTGTCATTACATTTTCAACCGAACTCATGTAAGTCTCCTTCTGTTTGGTTACATTTGCGTTTCGATGGCTGCATTTTGACTAAACCTATCAGGCGGAAAAGTATTAAATACAGGCAGGAAATGATTGAAAGGCGACTGTTCTTTAAAAGAAAGCCTGCTTCAAACTCTCTTTAAAGCAGGCTTTTGTTTTACACAATTTCAGAGGGTAATTTAAAAAATCCGTACTTATTACGTGCCTTAAAGAAGCATTGCATCATTAAGTTTGTGTCATATAAGGCACTATGTGCTTTGGCATGATCGTATATAAAGCCAAGAGAGAAGGCCAACTCTTCAAGGCGGGGACGTTTACCGTCTTCTGTGGCCCACAATCCCGATAACATAGTATCTATAACAGGAACTTCTGGCAGTCTTACTCCATACCCTGAAAACTCGTGTCGAATAAATGGTATATCAAATGCTTCGCCGTTATGAGCAACCCACACACTACATGCCCCCATATAAGCGCCAATTTCGCTGGCATGATTTGACAACAAAGGTTCAGCTGCGAGCTGTTCCAATGAAATGCCATGAACGGCTTGAGCTTTCGGATCTATGTTTCTGCGAGGGTTAATGTCACGAACGGTGCAATAGTGATCCACACCCAACGCCTGAAATCAGATCCAGGGGGTAATCTGCTCTCCTGATTCAGGAGAGCTTATGGTCACTTTTGAGACAGTTATGGAAATTAAAATCCTGCACAAGCAGGGAATGAGTAGCCGGGCGATTGCCAGAGAACTGGGGATCTCCCGCAATACGGTTAAACGTTATTTGCAGGCAAAATCTGAGCCGCCAAAATATACGCCGCGACCTGCTGTTGCTTCACTCCTGGATGAATACCGGGATTATATTCGTCAACGCATCGCCGATGCTCATCCTTACAAAATCCCGGCAACGGTAATCGCTCGAGAGATCAGAGAC